CCGGCGGCATAGACGCCCGCGGCGCCGCTCAGGCTGTTACTCGTGCCGCCGCCGCCGGCCGTCGTGCCGCCGCCGGCCGCGCCCGGGACGCCGGGGCCCGCGCTGCCGCCGCCGCCGCCGCCGCTGCCGCCGTTGGTGGTCGAGCCGCCGTTATTCCCGCCGGCGGTGCCTTGTCCGGCCGTGCCCGCGCCGCCGGGCCAGGATCCGCCCGCCGCATCGCCGGCGCCGCCGCCGCTGCCGCCTGCCCCGCCGCCGACGGCCGACATGGACGGCCCGCCGCCGCCGCCGCCGACGGCCGTCGGGAGCCCCGTCACGGTCGTGTCGCCGCCGTTGATCGGCCCCGCGGTCGGCGTGCCGACGCCGACGCCGCCCGCGCCCACGCCGATCGCGAGCGTCGTGCCGGGCGTGGCGGTGAAGGTGCCCGTCACCAAGCCGCCCGCGCCGCCGCCGCCGCCCGCGCGCGCGCTGCCAATCCCGGCCCCGGCCCCGCCGGCGCCGCCGCCGCCGACGAGCAGATAGCTGACGGTCGCCATCAGTAGCCCTTACTGACGGCTACCACGTCCCAACATTGGGGGCCCGCGTAGTACACGCAGCCGATGTAATCGGTCAGGTTCGCCGCCGTCTGCGTCAGGCCCGGCAGCGCCGCGCTGAAGCGGAAGCCGCCCGGCGTCGCGCCGCCGGCAAACGAGGTCAACGTGAGGGTCTGCGGGCCGCCGCTGAAGGCGACGAAGCGGATCAACAGTTTTTGGCCGTCGCGCGGATTGGTCGGCACCGCGAGCGTGCACGGCCCATTGGCGACGATGAACACCAGCGAGCCCTGCGAGGCGTCAAACGGGACCGTGCCGTTGCCCGAAAAGCCGACGACGACCGGCGCGCCGTGGGCGCCGTAGACCGGCGGCGCCGCCGCCCCGCCGGACAGCAGGGGGCTATTGGCGGGGCCCGGCGTGATGATGCCGACGGCGCTCGTCGGGGTGGCGCCGGCGACGAGCGGGCCCCAGGCCGGCGCGAGCGCCGCGAGGCCGGTGCCGCCGCCGGACACCGCGAGCGTGCCGCCCACGCCGCCCGTCACCGGATCCTGATCCCAGATCGGGAGCCCGCCGGCGTCGGTCAGGCGGAAGTGATACGCGACGTTGGGCGTCAGGTAGATCGGCCCGAACAAGCCGCCCGCCGAGGCGACGATCGGATTCGTGTTCGGCACGAGGCCGGCCGCGTCGCTGGTCGTGGCGAGCGGCGTCGACGGCGAGCCGCTCACGAGGGTGTAGAGCAATGCGCCCGGCGCGACGACGCCGAGGTCGGTCAACGTCCGCTGGCGCGCGACGGGCGCGAGGACATTCGCCATCAGCGGATCGTCCCGGTGCGGTAGTCCCACCGCCAGCCGCGCAGCCCCGGCGCGCCCTGGCCGCGCGCGGTCAGCGTCGGGATCCGTAAGTTGTTCTTGAAGTAGAGGCCGCGGGCCTTGCCGGCGCGTTTCTCGAGCGCCGGCGAGATCGTGGCGTGGAACGGTTCCGCGATCGCTTCCTGCAACGTCAACGTGAGCGCGAGCTCGCCGCCGGGCGCCAGCGCGATCGCCTGCGTCAACAGCACCGGGCCGAGCACCGTCCGCGTCATCAGCCGGACGGGCGTCGCGCTCAGCGGGATCCCGTCGAGATACACGTTGCCATTCGGGAGATCGGCCGAGTAGTAGAGATCCGCGATCGGCCCGCCGTTGATCGGCGATCGGCGGTTCCACCAGTCGGGATCGTCGTGCACGGTGATCGGCGTCCAGCCGGCGCCGAGTGCGACGGCCGCGCCATCGATCGCGACGGGGCGCACCGGGAGCACCCAGACGCCCGTCGGGCCGAGGGTGTGCGGCTGCAGGCCGGGCGTGGTCGCAAACGGCGTGAACACCTCGGCCACACTCGCGCCGGCATCGGCGTTCCAGGCGTCGATGATCAGATTGAGCAGCGACAGGCACGTCTGGGCCGCCGCCGGTGGGACGGGCTCGCCGGGCAGGTAGACGTTATGCCCGGCGAGCGCGTTCGCGATGATCGTCGCGACGGGCGTCGGCATGGCCGCGCCGCCTTACCGCTTGGCTTTCGGCGTGGGCCGGGCGGGGCGGCCGGGGCCGGTGGGCCGGCCGGGGAGATCGTGATCGGGGTGCGCGCGGCCGGCCGGGTCGTGACCGCCGAGCGGGCTCACCTCGTCGACGGGCTCGGCGTCGGGATCTTCCGAGGTCAGGCGCCAGCCGTCGGCTTGCGCCTCGGCGAGCTCCTCCTGCGTCTGCACGGCCTTGTTTTCGCCGATGAGCTCGCCCGTCTCCGGGTCGGTGTGCATGCCGAGGCCGAGTACGTCCTGTTTGCCGCGATAGACGAGCCGCGGCGTCGAGGTGTCCTGTTGGACGTTGCGCGCGTCGCTGCGTTCTGCTGCCGTCATGGGGCGGTCCTTGTTCGTGAAACGGCGACGGCGCGGCGCTCGAGGCGCCCCGCCGCCGCGTGTGTGAAACGTCGCGCGCTAGACGGCGCCGCGCGCCAGGCTGTAGACGGAGACGGCCTCCTGGCCGGGGAGCACGTTCGTGACGACAAACATCAGCTCTTGGAGCGACTGAAACGGGATCACCATCGTGCCGACGAGCGTGATCCCGGTGTTGGTCGTCAGCGTGATCGAGCCGGCGGCCGCGCTCACGTTGCGGAGAATCGTGCGGAACGACGTACCCACCTGGCAGCCGTTGATCCCGGCGACGATCGCGGCCGCGGTCGGCAGTACGTCGGCCTTGGCCGCGCTGAGCGCGTCCCGGTTGAGCAAGCCGCTGAGAATCTCGGCGACGGTGTAATTCGCGTTGCCGACGTTGGCCTCGGGCGTCGGCGTGACGGTCGGATAGCTGAGCGTCGAGGTGCGCGGATAGTTCGCGCTCGGGGTGAAGGCTTGGATCGGCATCGGCTAAGCTCCTAGCAGTCGCACGGCGGCGACCGCGTTCCACAGTTCCCCCATGCCGAACGGACAATCAAACCGACAGCGGTATTTCATTTCGTCGTTGGTGAATTGCTGCGTGTAGACGACGGCGAGGCCCGTCGTCGGGTCGCGGCGCTGCGCGGTCTTGATGTCGCCGCCGGACGCCGGGACCTTGAGTTTCACGCCCACGAGCGCGAAGGCGTCCTTGCCGAGAAAGAGGTTTTGCACGCCGCTCTTGCCGTTGGGCGTCGCGGTGCCGGGGAACAGCGTCAACGTCGCGCCGACGAGCGGCAGGGCGTCGATGTTCTGATACGGCGAGCCGGGGCCGTAGAGGGGCGGCGTAAACACGAGCGTCGCCAGGCCGCCGGCGCCGGTCGTCGGCACGAGGATCGTGCACTCGCGGAGCTTGAGCCCGCCGGTGCCGGGGCGCCTCGAGGTGAGGTTCACCTCGTTGACGGCGCTCATGTTGAACACGTCGCCCTTTTTGAACGTGTCGCCGTTGGTGCACGCGACGGTGATCGACGTGATCCCGGCCGCGCCGCCGTTGGGCGAGGGGCCCGGGACGACCGGCATCGTCGGCGCGATCGAGACGGTCACGGCGCCGGCCCAGGTGCCGGCCGTGTGCCGGTAGAGGGACGGGCTCACGAACGTGTCGAAGGTGCTGGCGCGGCCGAGGCTGCCCTCCTTCATCACGCGGTTAAATTCGGAGTCGGGCAACAGCAGCGCGAGCTCGACGGCCGTCAGGGCGCGCTGGATCCCGGTGCCGATGATCGCGCGCCGCGCGCCCGATCCGCCGCCGAGGTTGATAAACCGTTCGTACGGCGCGGAAAACGCGGCGTCGAACGTCGTCGGGTTGGTGCCGAGCACGCCGGCAATATTCGGGGTGTGCTGGTAGGCGTAGAACGCGCAGCGGTCCTCGATGTCCTGCGCCATCGTCGTCGACGACGGATCGATAATGTCCTCGTCGAGCGCGCCCTGGTAGTCCTGCATCCGCAGCGCGCGCTCGATCACGTCAAACTCGAAATGCACTTTGCTGATCTGATCGATCGTCACGCTGGTGTGGCGGTCGACCATCGGCTGCGGCTCGTACCCCAGATTGTTTTGCGTGCCGGGGATGTACTGGCGGGGATAGGGCACGCGGACGGTGTCGCCCATCGCGCCGGCGGCGTACGCCTGCGTAAAGAGCTTGTTGAATGAGGTGTTGAACGATTCCGAGATGACGAGCTTATTCGTCATTTTGCGGAGTTGTTCGCGCGCGAGGTAGTCACTCACGTCGAAGCCGTTGGGTGCGCCCATCGGGTTTACCTTTTCAAGCGGCGGGCGACCTCGCGGCGATTCATTTCCGCGAGGTAGGCGCCCGTATCGTCGGCCGCCAAGGCGCGATCGACCGCGTCGCCCGGTGTGGCGCGGCTCGAGAGCACCGTCGGCGGATCCGGCGCATGGGTGGAACGGGCCCCGGCCGGCGGCGTCGTCAAGCGATCGCCGAGCCGTACGAGCGTCTTGAGTTGATCAAGAGGCGCGAGACGGAGGATCCGCTTGAGCTCGGTTGTATTCGCCGGCTGTTGCAGGTGATAGAGGATGTCGGCGCCGGCCGGATCCTCGAGCACGAACAGATCGACCGCGGAGCCCTGCGGGATCTCGGTCGGCGCCAGCATGGCGACGGCGTCGAAATCCTTGTATTTGGCGCGCGCGGCTTCGGCGCGGGATTCAAACCCCGCGATGACGCGCGCGCCTTCCTCGCGGATCCCGGCCTGGCGCCGCTCCGTCTCTAACGCCTTGGCGACGCTATGAGCGGCGACGGCGCGCACGTACGCGGGATCGCTGGTGCCGTAGGGGAACGTCTCCGGGTCGGGACCGTCATCGGTCGCCGGGGCTGCGGGTGACGAGGCCGCGGGGCGGGCGTCGGGGCGGGCCGGCGGGGTGAAGGTCGCGCGCTCGAGGTCGGCCAGGCGTCGTTCGGCGCGTTCGGCGCGGGTCCGTTCTGCGGCGCGGTCGCGCAACAGTTCGGGGATCCGCGCCTCGGCGCCTTTTGCTGCCGGTTCCGAGGCGGCAGACTGCGACGGCGCGCCCGTTGGCGCGGCCTGGCTTGGCCCAGGCTCGGCGGGTGACGAGTCCGCGGTCGGCGTCGTAACTGGCGGTGTAGTCGGGAGCGTGCCCTTCATGCGCCATTCGAGCAGTTGATCCCCGCTCAAGCTGTCGAGCGAGACATCAGACGGCGCGAGTGTCGGGGCGTCGGGTGCGGCTGACGGGGCCGCGGGTTGGGCGTCGGCGGCCGGCGCGGCGTCGAGCATGAGTTACTACAGCAGAGGCGGGCGATCGCGTGCTCAGTCGCGCGGATCGGTTTTGCGGCGTTTCTTCGGCCGGACGTGTTCCGGCTTGCCTTTCTCGGATCCGATCGCGAAGTTGTGCATCTGCGCGTACGTCATCGCCTGGCGGATCTGGCGCGCGAGCGGGAACGTCGCGCCGTGCTCGGCGGCGCCCATGAGGCGTTGCTGCGCTTTCGAGACGGCCTCGCCGCGGGTCTTGTTGGTGGGCATGGGTCTACAGTCCTGGCGGCGCGGCATCGGTCGGCGCCGCGCCGGCCGTCGACGGCGCGCCGACGGGCAGGGGTTCGCCTTCGGCGCCTTCCCCGCCCTGCGCCTCGAGCGCCGCCTGGCGGCCCTTGTCGGCCTCGTCGGCCGCGGCGCCGATGCCGGCGGCCGCCATCCCGGCCGCGTGGGCCTGCGCGGCGCCCGTCTGCGCGATCGCGAGCGCGGCCTGGTGCCCGCGATCGAGCCCGGCCTGCTCGGCCTCGTGCTGCTGGCCGATCAAGGTGATCGCGGCCTCGTGGTCGAGTGCGATCTGCTCGATCTGGTTTTCGTTGTCGGCGATCACGCCCTTGGTGAGCGCGTTGATCTTGGCGACGGCGATCGCGGTCGCGTCCTTCATCGTCTGCAGCTTCACTTGGAGAATCGCGTCGCGCTGCGTCTCGAGATCGGCGATCCGTTCCTTGCTCTGATTGTCGAGCTGCTTGCCCTTGGCCTCTTGCTCGAGCTGCTGCATGGCCGCTTCGGCGTCCTTGATCTGTTGCTGCAGTTTCCCGATCTGCTGCTGCAGCATCCGGGGATCGGGCGGGCCGCCGGGGCCGGCCTGCTGCTGCTTCTCGAGGCGCATCGCCGGCGGCTGCAGATACTCGAGATCCTTCGCCATCTCCTCGCCGACGGGGCCCAGGTTCATCAGGCGCACGGCGTCGGCGGCGATGATCGGGAACGCCTGCGGGTTGTTGAGCAGCGTCAAGGCCGCGTCTTTCCCCTCGGCCTGTTGGCTGTCGAAGGCCGGGCCCGCGGCGATCGTGATCGTGTGGCGCTGCAGGGCGTCGAGCTGCAGATCGCCGGGGCCGAACACCGGCCGCCCGTCGGGCGCGATCTGGCTCGGCGTGTTGAGGCGGACGCGCTTCGTTTTGCCGTCGGGGGTGCGGGTGTCCACCTCTTTCGACGTGTCGTCGTAGTACGGGATCAATTTCGCGAGCTTCTGGGTGAGCTCGCGGATCATGTCGTCGTAGTGCGCGACAAAGTGAAACGATCCGGCGTCGCCGTGCGTTTCGAGCTCCTTCAGTGCGACGCCGCTCGTCACCTTCGTCGAGCCCAGGCGCGAGTCACTGGCGCTGTAGCGGCCGAGCGCGTTCTGGATGTCGCGCCGGAAACTCTCGCCGGCGATCTCGTAGCCCTGAATATCCGGGGAGCGCGTGCCGTACTGCGGGAGCGGTAAGACTTGCTGCCCGGTCGCCTCGGTCGTCGGGTTCGCTTGAATCAGTGCGATCGGCTCGCGCACCGATCGCTCGACGAGCGCGATCTCGTCGGGGCCGAGCTGCCCCACGTAGGCGAACAGCGCCGCCTTCACCGGCAGCGCGAGCGCCTCGAGCTTGGTCGACGCCGTCCAGTTGTAGGCCTTCGCCGCGTCGCGCGCCTTGCGGATATACGACTGCAGCATCTTGACGGCGCCGCCGGCGGCGTCCGTCGAGAACACGATCTGGCCGTAGCAGCTCGCAAACGGGATCGTGTCGCCTTTCCAGATCGTTTTCGTCGGCCGGCCCGGCTTGGCGAGCAGCTCGAGCCCGTTGGTGATGTACTGCGCCACTTCGCGCCGCGGGCGGCCGCGGCCGCTCGGCGGCGGCGTCTCGGTCACGGTCCAGTACTCGGCGATCAACACGCGGCCGTCTTTCCCAAACCATTTCGGGAGCGCCGCCATAATCTGCGCGTCGAAGTCGTGCACCTTCGCGTCCGGCCAGTCGCGCCGAAACTCCCGCTGCGTCACGCTATGGATGAAAAAGAGGTACTGCCAGTCGGCGCCGCTCGTGCTCTCGCCGTCGGGATCGGGGAGCACCTGATCGGGGTTCGGGATCGCCTTCAGCCGGAGGACCTGATCCTCGCTGTCCTCGTCGGCGTATTCGGCGATGATCCGCGCGTACCCATAGCCGCGGGTCGCGGCGTTCTCGCCGGCGACGGTGTACACCTCTTGGGCGTGGCTGTCGTGTTCGATCTGGCGGATCCGATTGCTGAAAAATTCGGCCGTCTCTTTGGTCGCGCCGCCGCCGGCGGGGCTGACCATCGCGCCGCGGGGGTTCTGGCGGTAGCTGTTGACGAGCTGATTCGTGTACTGCGAGAGCTGATCGAGGTTGAGCA